ATGGCTCAGCCGACTCTGATCCCGAATTGCGACGGCGCAAGGTTTGAATCGCTGCCGCTCGACGCCCCCCGCAACCGCTGCATCCTTGCGCTCGACCTCGGCACCACGACTGGCTGGGCGATCCGCGGCCATGACGGTCTGATCACCAGCGGCACCGTCTCGCTGCGCCCGGGCCGCTTCGATGGCGGCGGTATGCGCTACCTGCGCTTCACCAACTGGCTGACCGAGATCGACCGGCTGTCCGGGCCCGTCGCCGCCATCTGGTTCGAGGAAGTCCGACGCCACGCAGGCACCGACGCGAGCCACATCTACGGCGGGCTCATGGCCACGCTGACCGCATGGGCCGAGCTGCGCGGCGTGCCCTACGAGGGCGTCCCGGTCGGCACGATCAAGCGTCATGCCGCTGGCAAGGGCAACGCCGACAAGGCCGCCATGGTCGCCGCCGTCCGCGCCCGCGGCTTCAGCCCGGCCGACGACAACGAGGCCGACGCCATCGCGCTCCTGCTCTGGGCGATCGAGACGAACGGGGGCGTCGCATGAGGTGGCATCCCAAGGGCTACGGCGGCCGACGCCGGGATCCCGAGCAGGTCAAGCGCGAGGGCTGGCACGAACAGGGCGTCCTCGCGGTCTCCGCCGATGACGACCGCCTCACCTGGCCCGAGCGTGAACTTGTCCGCCAGCTTGGCGAGAAGCTCTACGGCCCGCGCCCGTCCGACAGGGAGGCGCGCCATGGCTGATCGCGAATGGACCGCCGACTGCGTCGCCGATCATTTCGAGGAGGCGTTCCGCACCCTGCGCAAGCTGCCGCCGGTGAAGGCGCAGGGCTACTTCAACACCTGGCCCGACATCGTGCGGACCAGCCGCGAGATCGCGGCGATGGAACCCCAGCCGATGCGGGTCTGGCCCTCGGCCGCCGCGATCACCCGGCTCGAGCAGACTTTCGACTGGGTGCTCTGGATCGAGGAGGCGGAGCGCAAGCTGGTCTGGTCGCGCGCGGCCCGTGTGCCGTGGAAGCAGATCAGCGGGGAACTCGGCTGCGACCGCACGACCGCGTGGCGGCGTTGGCAGCTGGCGCTGACCAAGATCTCTGCGCGCCTGAATGCGCAGTGACTCCAATGTGTTGCAACACTTTTCCCTTCGACATCTGCAACAGATCCATGCTATTCCGAAGGCAAGATGGGGAGAGTGCGCTGGAAAGCTCGCTCTCCCCTTTGCGTTGACGGGGGCCTTCTGGACCCCGGTGTCCAGCAAGGGTCCGGTCGGGGTCCAGCCCGAGGCAGTTTCCGGTTCCTTCCTGGCGACATTCGTATGCTGGCGGGCGAAGCGCGGGACATCGCCAGCGACAGGGCCGGATTTTTGGGAAGCCACCTGGAAGCCGGAGCCACCCGCGCCCCGCGCAAACACCAATGAACACTGGCTTTCCGACCGGACACCGCTGGTAGCCGCTGGACCCCCTGTGGAGTCCGGCCCGGCATCCGGAGTCCGGAAGCCACCGGCATCCACCCGACCGAGGAACCTTGCCCACCATGACGCTGAGCTTCGCCCCGGACGCGATCGAGACGTGGCCGCTGTCGCGCCTCCAGCCCTACGCGAAGAACGCGAAGGCGCATGGCGCGGACCAGGTCGCCAAGATCGCCGCCAGCATGGCCGAGTTTGGCTGGACCGTGCCATGCCTCGTGGCGGAGGACGGCGAACTGATCGCGGGCCACGGGCGCGTGTTGGCCGCCACGCAGCTGGGGCTGACCGAAGCGCCGGTGATCGTGCTCGGGCATCTGACCGAGGCGCAGCGGCGGGCGTACCGCATCGCGGACAACAAGCTGACGGAACTCGGCAGCTGGGACGAGGCGCTGCTGTCGGCGGAACTGAACGACCTGCTGGCCGAGGACTTTGACCTGTCGCTCGTGGGGTTCTCCGACGGCGAACTAGACAAGCTGCTGGCCTTCGTGCCGGAGGGAGACGGTGAAGAGGGTGGCGCCGGGGGCTCCGTGCCGCCGGTGACCATCCCCGAACCGCCGCGCAATCCGGCGTCCCGCACCGGCGATCTGTGGATCCTGGGTTGCCATCGCCTGCTCTGCGGCGACTCGACCTCGCATGACGATGTCCGCCGCCTGATGAATGGCGAGCGGGCGATCCTGTTCGCCACCGACCCGCCGTATCTCGTCGATTACGACGGCTCGAACCATCCGACCCGGAACAAGGACTGGTCGGCGTCCTACGGCACCACCTGGGACGACAGTTCGCAGGGGGCCGAGCTTTACGATGGCTTCATTGCCGCCGCCGTGGCGGAAGCCATCGCCGAGAATGCCGCCTGGTACTGCTGGCACGCCTCGCGCCGCCAGGCGATGCTGGAGGCTTGCTGGGAAAAGGCCGGCGCCTTCGTGCACCAGCAGATCATCTGGGTGAAGGACAGGGGCGTTCTCACCCGGTCCCACTACCTCTGGAAGCACGAACCCTGTTTCATGGGCTGGCGCCGTCCGAACCGCCCGCCGAAGGTCGCGGAGCAGACGTTGCCCTCGACGTGGGAGATGCCGTCCTTCGCCAAGGACGACCGGCCCGACCACCCGACGCCGAAACCGCTCGACGCCTTCGGCATCCCGATGCGCCAGCATGTGGCGCGCGGTGGGCTTTGCTACGAGCCATTCTCCGGCTCCGGGTCACAGATCATGGCGGGCGAAGCCAACGGCCGCCGCGTCTTCGCGATGGAAATCAGCCCGGCCTATGTCGATGTCGCCGTCGAGCGCTGGCAGGCCGAGACCGGCATGCATTCGATCCTCGATAGCGACGGCAGGACCTTCGCCGAGGTGAAGGCCGAACGGCTGGGCGAAAAGGCCGAGACCGCTGCCTGATGGCCGTCTACTACAACGATGCCGATCCCGCGGCCTGCGAATGGCTGCGGGAACTGATCGCGGCAAGGCTGCTGCCTGCCGGCGAAGTGGACGAGCGTTCCATCCTCGAGGTGGAGCCCGCGGACCTGCGCGGCTTCGCGCATTGCCATTTCTTCGCCGGGATCGGCGGCTGGCCCTACGCACTGCGCCTCGCCGGCGTGGCCGCGGACCTGTCCGTCTGGACCGGCTCGCCGCCCTGCCAGCCCTTCAGCCAGGCCGGGCAACGGAAGGGACAGGACGATGACCGCCATCTCGCCCCAGCGTTCCTGCGCCTCGTCGCAGCCTGCCGCCCGGAGTTCGTCTTCGGAGAACAGGTCGCCAGCGCGGGAGTGCTCGGACCGGTTGGCGGAGCGGCTCGAACAGCGACTGAAGGCGCGGCTGGCTGGGCGTGGTTCGACGCTCTGGCGACTGACCTGGAAGCGGCATCTTACGCCGTCGCGGCGGCCGATCTGCCGGCTGCGTGCATCGGCGCGCCGCACATCCGCCAGCGCTTGTTCTTCGGCGCCGTTGCCGTGGACACAGTCACTCGCGGGTTGGGCGACGGCCTCGGCGAGGGATCACAAGGACGGATCGGAATGCCGGTCGGTGCCGATCAATGCGCTGCTCGGCCGACAGGTCTGGCTGGCGGGTTGGCCGACGGCGATGGCGGGCTCGCCTGCGACGGAGCGATACAACGCGGCCGGCAACACCGATGCGAGCCGCAGGACGGTGAAGCTGGTGGACTGGTCGAAGTCGCCGACCCCGCCGGGACCGATGCGACGGACGGCGTCTGGCGGGATCCGGACTGGCTGCTCTGCCGCGATGGCCACTGGAGGCCCGTTGAACCCGGAACATTCCCGCTGGCTGATGGGATACCCGGCCGAATGGGGCTGCTGCGGGGCTACGGCAATGCGATCGTTCCGCCGCTCGCGGCGGAGTTCGTGACGGCGTTTCTGGAGAGCCTGCGATGAAGCAGAGCCGGACCATGTCGATGGTCGAGGCCACGGCCAACTGTCCGTCGTCGAATGATTTGGAACAGGTGGCCTAATTCGGGAGCGGAAGTCTTGGGCTCATCGGGTTCAGGTTATGCTGCTTGACGCTGATGGTTCAAGCGGCGGTTTTGGATGGTTTTCTGTTTGATGCGTCTCCTTTCGGCCAGGATGGTTTCACCGCGACCGAAGTAGACGTCGGCTGGGGTCAGGTTGCCAATGCTTTCGTGGTAACGGCGGTTGTTGTAGTGATCGATGAAGGCGGCGATGGCTGCTTCAAGTTCGCCCTCGAGGAAGTAGTTTTCCAGCAAGATGCGGTTCTTCAAGGTCTGATGCCACCGTTCGATTTTACCCTGGGTCTGGGGATGCATTGGCGCGCCACGAACGTGCTTCATGCCTTTGTCTTCGAGATATTCCGCCAGATCGCCCGCGATGTAAGACGAGCCATTGTCGCTGAGCAGCCGGGGTTTGTGCAGAACCTTGGCGCTGCCGCAGCCTGACGCTACCAGGGCGATGTCGAGCGTGTCTGTGACATCCTCGGCCCGCATGTTGCCGCAGAGTTTCCAGCCGATGACGTAGCGCGAGTAGTCGTCGAGGATCGTGGACAAGTAAAACCAGCCCCAGCCGATCACCTTCAGGTAGGTAAAATCGGTTTGCCACATCTGGTTTGGCGCCGTGGTCTTGTCCTTAAACTCATCCGCAGCCTTGATTACGACGTAGGCGGGGCTGGTGATCAGGTCGTGGGACTTGAGCAGGCGGTAAACTGAAGCCTCTGACACAAAATACTTTTCCGTATCAGTGAACCTCACTGCCAATTCGCGGGGCGATAGCTCCGGCTCGTCCAGCGCCAGCGCCACAATCTGATCCCGCACCGCATCGGGGATGCGGTTCCAGATCCGGGAAGGGCAAGAAGGGCGATCTTCCAATCCCTCAGGCCCATGTTCGACAAAGCGGTCATACCACCGATAGAAGGTAGTCGGTGGGATGCTGATCTTGGCCAAGGTGCGTCTGACAGGCAGATGCGACTGCTCCACCAGCCGGATGATTTCGAGCTTTTCGGCGGCGGGGTATCTCATTCGTGGTCGCCCCCAGCCCCGGTCATGTTTTTTTTGAGCAGACGGTTTTCAAGGCTCAGATCGGCCACAAGTTCCTTCAGTGCCAAAGCCTCGGCGCGCAGATCCTTCACCTCGCCTGTATTCGCCTGGCGGGCCGTGTCACCGGCCAGACGCTTCTTGCCAGCCTCGAGGAATTCCTTCGACCAGCTGTAATACAGGCTTTGGGCGATCCCTTCCTTGCGGCACAACTCGGCAATGCTGTCTTCACCGCGAAGGCCGGACAACACGATCCGGATCTTCTCCTCCGACGAGTGCAACTTGCGCGTTGCGCGCCGGATATCCTTCACGACCTGCTCGGCAGGGGCCTTCGTCGTCACGGGTTTCTTCATCATCTTCAACTCCAACTGGGGTAAAGATGAGCCGCAAACCCTCCGCTACGCAATCAGGCTAAACTGTTCCATGGGCGCTGATGGCGGACAGCCGCCGGTCCGATGCACCGTGAAAAGGGATTTCTTTGGGCTGACATAGAAGTATCTGACGCCCGAGCCTCGCGCCGGAAATTCGATGTATCTGGCCACTACGCCCGCCCGGATGTGTTCTCGCTTAGCGTTGACAGAAGCCGAAAGGTGCCGGTTTCGTTTAAGTGACTGGAAAGCCTTTATTGAAACCACCGATCCACTTGGCTCGTTCAATCGGACGAAACCTTTTCGTCACTGGCTCGGCGTAGATGCGCAATAGCTGACTTTGGCGCGCGCGCAGCGAAAGCTCACTAAGTCCGCTTGCCGACCTTTGATAGTCCAAAATGCTGCACGATGCACGAATGGCCGGTCTGGGGAAGCTGCGGTGCGGCATAGGATTGACTGACGTGCGGCAGCTTTGGGCCGTTCGCGTCACCTAAGACCTTCTAAGTAGCCCCCAATACATCTTCAGGTAATTCCCCATGGTCTGGAACTTCGTCGTCCAGATCGTCGCCAGCCTTGTGCTGACGGCGATCTCCTATGCGCTGTCGCCCAAGCCAAAGACAGAGGCCCCGAAAGCCGCCGGGCTTGATGATTTCGACCTGCCGACGGCCGAGGAAGGCCGTCCCATCCCTGTGGTCTTCGGCACCATGCTGCTTCGCGGCCCGAATGTCGTCTGGGCCGGGGATCTCAAGGTCGATCCCATCCGTAAGAAGGGCGGCAAGAAATGAGCGAAGATTTGATTGTCACCGTGCAGGACCTGCGCGCCTCCCGGCTCTGCTTTCAGGGCGCACGCCCTTGGTTCCGCCGCCATGGCCTCGACTGGCAGGCCTTCCTCGCAGACGGGCTTTCAGCCGAAGTGCTGGCCGCGACTGGCGACGCATTGGCATTCCGTGTGATCGCGGAGGCTGAGAAGCGTGCCGCACGCACCGCGAGCGAGACCTGAGCCATGGGTGGTCGCTCAAAGAGCCAAACCGTCGGCTACCGCTATTCGCTTGGGGCGCATCTGGCGCTCTGTCACGGGCCCGTGGATGCGATCCGCGAGATCAGGGTCGATGACCGCACGGCCTGGTCGATCGGAACGGGTCAGAGCGCATCGCAAGGAACTGGTGTTGGCGCGTTGGCAAGCTACGGCACCGTCACCGGTATGTCCGCCACTGCTGCTGCCGAAGGCGACAGCGTGGCCGAGGTCCGGTTCCCGGGCCGGCTTGACGGCATCCGGCTGGGCCAGAGCTATGACCTGAAGCTTCTGGCGGACACCGCGACCCGGAGCGTGACCGTGCAGGCCGTGAGTTATGATGCGAGCAGCGGCATCACCGCCTGGCTCGTCGAGCCTGCCGCCACGGCCTTCACGACCCAATCCGTGTCGGTGTCGGATGCGGCCAGTGTGCCAAGCCTCAACGACGGGGCTGCGGGTGGACGCATCCGGATCAACAAGCCCGATCTTTTCGGCGGCGAGAAGCGCGAAGGCGGCATCGTCGGCGACATTGATGTGCTGATGGGCGCACCGAGCCAGGCGCAGAACGACTATCTCGCCGCCAATGCGGGGGCCGATGTGCCCGGCTATCGTGGGATCTGCAGCCTTGTGTTGCGGCAGGTGTTCCTCGGCCTCAACCCCTATCTCAAGCCCTGGTCGGTCCGCCTGACGCGGATCCTGAAGGCGGAGGATGGCGGCCAGCAATGGTATCCCGAGAAGGCGCAGATCGTACCTGAAGTCCGGATCGGGGATGCCGCGATCTACATTGCCATGGACGCCTCGGGCTCGATGTCGGGATCGCGCATGGCGGCGCAAATCGCTGCCGTCTCGCGTCTGGTCGCGGAGATCGGCGGGAACGCCCCCGATACAACACCTCAGCCCAACGACCTCCAGATCGTGACCTGGAACTCTGCCGTTTCCGGCACGATCCTGCGGCGCGACGCGGACGCCGCAGCCTACGGCGAGCTCAAGGATTGGGTCGATGCGCTTTCAAGCTCGGTCAGCGGCGGGACGGATTTCGGGGCCGCGGTCAGCCAGGCGGGGGCGTTTTTCAACGGCGCGGGTGGCAAACGCTGCATCCTGATTTTTGTCACCGACGGTGAACCGAGCCCGGCGTCAACCTTGCAGACCGCCATCGCAACGCTCGCAGGCATCTCGGAGGTCGATGTCTTCGCCTTCAACATCGCGCTGTCGGACACCAGCGCCACCGCCCAAATCGACAACACGCCGGTCGATGGCGTGCCGGTGGTACCGCCCGGCGATCCCGATGCGCTGGTCGCCTCGCTGCGCGCCGCCTTCGGGCAAGGCCCCGACATGAACCCCGCGCATATCATCCGGGAGTGTCTGACCAACGGGGATTGGGGTCTTGGCCATACGTTCGCTGACATCGGCCCAAGCTTCGCCATCGCTGCGGACGCGCTCTTCTCCGAAGGCTTCGGGTTGTCGCTGCTCTGGCAGCGGGAGTCGACCATCGAGGATTTCATCGCCGACGTGCTGAAGCACATCGACGCCTATCTGTATGTCGACCGCCGGTCAGGTCGCTGGGAGTTGCGCCTGATCCGCGCCGATTATGATCCCGAGACGCTGCCGATCTTCGACGAGGCCAATGTCGTCGACTGGGGTGAGTTGGGCCGCCGCGAGGCCGCCGATCTCGTCAACTCCGTGACATCGAAGTTTTCCGACGCCCGTACTGATCAGACCGGATCGGTCAGCGTGACCGATACCGCGCTGGTCCAAGACCTCGATCAGGTCGTCAGCGCAACGGTCGATTACCCGGGCATTCGCTTCGAGTCCCTTGCGGTCCGGGTCGCCGAGCGCGATCTGCGTGCGCTGTCAGCACCAATCCTCTCTGGCGAGATCACCGTTTCCCGTGTCGGTGCCAATCTCGATCCGGGCGACGTGATCGTGCTGTCAAACCCCCGGCGAGGGCTCGAGGGCGTCGTGGTCCGGATCGTTGAGATCGACCATGGGGACGGGCGCGCAAATGGCGTGCGCCTCAGGGTCGCCGAGGATGTGTTCGCGCTTGGCGAGACCGCCCTTGTTGGTGGCGAAAGCGGCGATCCCGGCAGCCTGATCCTTCCGCCCAAGCCGCTGACCCGCCGCTGGGTGGCGGAAGCGCCGTACTGGCTCCTTGTCCAGGAGCTCGGGCATGCGCAGGCCGATGCGCTCCTTGATGAGGACCCGGACGCCGGCGCGCTCGTCGCCGCCGGCGAGCGCCCCTCGGCTGACGCGCTCTCGGCACAGGTCTGGACCGACAGCGGGCCGGGTTACTCGCTCGAAGAGGCGGTCGAGTTCGTGCCGACCGCACTGCTGACTGCGGGCGTCACCGACGATCCGGCCGAGAGCGTTCTTGCCGTCGGCAACTGGACCGGGCTGACCGACGTCACCATCGGCACGCTTGCAGCCATCGGGAACGAACTCGTCCGCATCGACGGGGTGAGCGCCACCACGCTGACGGTCGGGCGGGGCTGCCTCGACACCGTGCCGCTCGTCCATGCCGCAGGCACGCCGGTGATCTGCTGGCAGCTCCTCGCGAATGCCAGCGAGGCCCGCTTCGCAGCTGGCGAGACGGTCTCGGTCCGGATGTTGCCCGAGACGGGGTTCGGTACGCTGCCGCTCTCCCAGGCGCCCGAGGACCAGGTCGCGCTTGCCTCCCGCGCCATCCGGCCGCTGCCGCCGGGACACCTCCGCGGCAATGGTGTCTCCGTCGTCAGCCCGAATGCGCTCAACGGGGGGCCTGTGCTCCTGACCTGGGCGCACCGGGATCGTCTCTTGCAGACGAGTGTCGCGATCGATGCCTATGATGCAGGTGACATCGGCCCAGAGCCGGGCGTCACCTATGCCGTCGAGATCCGATGGGTCGATCCGGACAGCGATGCAGGTGCAGAGCCGTCGGCCGCGGTGATCGATGTGGGAACGGCAACCAGCTACACGCTCACGAAGGACAATGTGCCACTGCTCGCGGCGCCCACGGGGACGAAGCATTTCGAGGTGCGGGTGCAGGCGCGCCGCACGACCGGCACCGTGACCTACGAGGCCCGGGCCGCGCGCTCCATCCGGCTGTTCATGCCCGACGGCATCAAGGTCGCCGAGGTCTCCGTCTGGACCGAAAGCGGGGCTGATGCGCGCCTGACCGTCGCCGACACTGTGATCTTCATCGATTGCGGCGGTGCGGTACAGATGACCACCACGGAGGCCGCCATATGGATCGGCTTTGGCGGTGACGCGCGCATCACCATCCCGGACATCGACATCTTCAACGAATGGGGCGGCCAGTCCCGTCTCACGACCGCAGAAGCCGCTCTCTACATCGAGGTACTCCCATGAGCCACATTCTCCATCTCGGACACCAGGTTACTGATCTTGCGGGCATCGCGGACCGCATCAGCGCGGACGCTGCCGGGTTTGATGCCGATCTGGACGTGAACTGCATCAAGATCTCCACGTCGAACACGAACCCCGTGCCATTCGCGGCCGAATGGGCCGAACCCTCCGGCGATGTCTGGATCAGCTTCCGCTACCGCTCACCGTCGATCAGCGCGCACAGCATCGCGTCCGACGGCATCTTCCTTGAGTTCTACGACGCGGCCAACGAGCAGCTGGGCCAGATCCGCACCGATCGCAACGACGAGAAGTATCGCGCCATGGCGATGGGGGACACGACTGTCGACGGTACCTCGTCCTTCATCGCCGCATCGAACCAGGTCTACTGGATCGACGCGAAGATTGCCGTGGGAGCCGACATCACCATCGAGTTCTACGTTGATGGCATGCTGCAGAGCAGTGCCACCGCGGGCAACACCGGCGTCAAGGGGAAGCCCGTCCGCTGCGTCTGGCGCAATGTGCAGCTCTTCAACAGCAATAGCCTTGCGACCTGGTACTACGCCCACATCGCCGTGCTCGACGGCGTCTCGACCATCGGCCGGCGGTTCGTGCGGCGCACGCCCGATCTGGTCGCGACCTATGACGCCTTCTCGGGCGGGGTCGGTGCGGTGAAGGACGGCGATATTGCCACCCGCGCCGCGAGCGATATTGCCGGTCAGCGCATGTCGTTTTCGCTGGCGGGGCCAACAGGTCCAGCCGGGGCCTCCGCCATCGCGGGCGTGCATGTGAAGCAACTGGCCCAGCTCGGCACAGCAGGCCCGACGGGCGTCGCGGGGTTTCTGCGGATCGGCGGGGTCGACCATGATGCGTCACCCGGTACGCCATCTACAGATATGCCGTCGCCGGTTTATTCGACCTGGGCCGTGAACCCGGCCGACAGCTCGCCCTGGTCCACGGCCGCGCTGCCGGCCGAAGTCGGGATCGTCTCGTCATGACGCCACCTCGTTCCCATCAGGGCCATATCCGCATATCCGAGATCGAAATCGAGGCGATGCTGACGCGCGCCGCCGAAGCGGGGGCCAAACGGGCGCTTGCTGATGCCGGGATCGATGGCAAGGACGCCGCCCTCGATATCCGTGATCTGCGCTCGCTGCTCGACTGTATCCGCTTCGTGCGGCGAACAGCCGTTCAGACGGCTGTTCATCTGATCACTACTGGCGTGATGCTGGCGCTCCTCGCCGGGATCGCCCTGAAGTTGAAGATCTTCGGCGGCGCTCCGTAATTGCGCGCCGAAACAACACTCTCACCCACCCGAACCCGCCCATGTGGCGGGTTTTTCGTTTCTGGAGGACACCATGACCACGACCTTTTACGACCACTGGCGCGACGTGCCGGACGACACCTGGCGCTGGCCCAATTTCTCGCCCGCCGAAATCGCCTGCCGGGGCACTGGCAAGCTGCTGATCAACGAACCCGCGCTGGACAAGCTTCAGGCGTTGCGGGACCGGCTGGGCAAGCCGCTGATCATCCGCTCTGCCTATCGCAGCCCGGAGCACAATCGCGCGGTTCGCGGCGCAACCCGCTCGAAGCACATGGACGGCGCAGCCTTCGATATCGCCATGTCGAACCAAGATCCGGTGGCCTTCGAAGCGGCGGCGCGCGAGGTTGGGTTCCTCGGCTTCGGGTTCTATCCGCGCTCGGGTTTCATGCATGTCGATCTGGGCCCAGCCCGCCAGTGGGGCGAGCGGTTTCCGATCCGGGCGACGGCCTTCGCCGAGGAAACGCCACCCGCACGCGAGGTCCTGGCCGCGAGCCGTACCATGAGGGGCGGTGGTGCGGCCGGGGTGGCGACCCTGGGTGCGGCTGGTGTTGAGGTCGCGGAGAGCGTCCTCGCGGAGACCCAATCCGCCATCCTGCCCTTGGTGCCCTATCTTGACACGCTTCGCTGGGTGTTCGTCGCGGTGGCGCTCGTTGGGGTCGCGGTCACGATCTACGCCCGCCTCGACGATTGGAAACGGGGGCGGCGATGATCGCTGCGCTCCTGACCAGTGGCGTGACCCGAAAGGCGCTGGGCCTGCTGCTGACCGCCTTCACTATCGCCCTGTTCCTGTTCAACCTCCGCCGTGCTGGGGAACGCGCCGGGCGGCTCGCGGAACGACTGCAAACATCGGAGACTGCCCATGACATTCAACGCCAGATGCTGGACGCCGCCAGCCGCCGCCCTCATGACCGCGATGCTCTCGCTGAGCGCCTGCGCGACGGGCAGTTCTGAAGGATTGAGCCGCGTCTGCCCGCCGGTGGTGGAGTACGGCAACGTTGAGCAGAACCTCGCAGCGGCGGAGGTTGAAGAACTGCCGGAAGGTGCCGTAGTCGTTCGAATGCTCAGCGATTATGCCATGATCCGCGATCAGGTGAGGGCGTGCAGCGGATAAGGCAACGCCACTTCATCCAGAAGAAGACCGGCCAGGGGTTCAGCCGGAGGCGCTGCGCGCCTCCAGAACCCACCGCACCTGGCCGGTCCCTCCGAATTTACGCTGTCAAAGAGCAGGTGCGAGTCGCGCCTTGGAGCCATGATGCGCGATCAGGTGCGGAAAGTCTTTTCCGAAAATTGGCAACATGTTGCACCCAGCAGTAGAACTAAAAAATGGTGCACATCTGCGCAACCAACGTTTGGCAGGTTTGTACGGAGGTCGGATGTCGGCACCAGCATCCCGGTTCATCGCCTACGAGCGGGTCTCGACGGCCCGACAGGGCACCAGCGGCCTGGGCCTCGCGGCACAGCGCCAGAGCATCGAGACCTTCGCCGCGTCCCGTGGCGCCGCGATCCTGGCCCGGTTCACCGAGGTCGAGAGCGGCAGGACCAGCCAGCGCCCGGAACTCAGCAAGGCGCTGGACCTCGCACGGCTGACCGGAGCGACACTGGTCATCGCCAAGCTCGACCGCCTCTCCCGCAACGCCGCCTTCCTGCTGACCCGGCAGGAAGGCGGCGTACGGTTCATCGCGGTCGACATGCCCGAGGCCAACGACCTCACCGTCGGAATCATGGCGCTGGTCGCGCAGGCCGAGCGCGAGGCAATCTCGCGCCGCACGAAGGAGGCGCTGGCGGTGGCAAGGGCCCGTGGGGTGAAGCTCGGCAACCCGAACGGAGCCGCAAGCCTGAGGCGGGCTGAAAAGGGCGGTACGGCGCTGCGGGAGGCGGTGGCTGCAAACGCAGATGTATTTGCAGCGGAACTTGCACCGCTCGTGTCGGAACTCACGGCGCCGGGACAAGCCTCGCTCCGAAGCATCGCGGCCGACCTAAACGCGCGCAACATCCAGACCCGGCGTGGCGGGAGATGGCATGTCTCGACGGTGAGGAACCTGCTCGAACGGACCACGCGCCTCGGACTGTCCGGTCATGCGGATCGGTGA